CCGCGTCCACCTTGGATAGCGCTACCAGGTTCTCCATCCACGGGTTGATGATCCAGAACCGCCCAGCGGCCGGAATAACCTCAATCGGGCAGTCAACCTTTTGCGTCTTGCCGCGATAGTGGATCAGCACCTCTGCCGATGTGAGCCGCAAGCCTTGGTATTGAGGAAAATTCTCGTCAATGACCTCGGCCCCACCACCAAGCGGCCGGACCTCCAGCACGCCAGGGGGTTGGCGGAAGAACTCGTAACCCTCCGGCCTATCCTTTTCATCCCAATCATAGAGCCAATGATCCGCGTCAGGCGGGTTGCTGTCTGCCCACATGCCGGACCAGGTGGATGGGCGATCATTCAAGCCATACCGCCCCACACGCTCGGACATACGCGACACCACAGCACGCGGCACCTCGCGCACCTCGTTGATAAACGCACCAGTCAGCTCCAGGGACAAGAGCTTTTTCACGTCCTTGGGCTTGTCCAGCGCGATCAGGTTAACCTCAATCTCCAGGTCGCTGCCCCTGGGCTGGATCATGTGCGTTGCTGGTGATCGCCAAACAATCTCGCCAAAGGCATCCTCTGGGTAAATCTGGCCATAGGTCACGGCCGTTGTGGCCCGCAGCTCCGGCATGGTGTTTCGCACCACCGCAAACCTGGACCGCCGCTTGCCGTCTGCGCTCGCCTCTTGCTCCGAGCCAATGTCAATTAGCCGTTGAAGCGATGGCACAGACTTTCCGGACCCCACAGGCCCGATGATGAACGAGGCAAAGCTGCGATCCTGCTTGTATCCCCACGCCACGGGGCTGGTGGTGTAGTCCCAGGTGCTATTCATCACCGCACTCGCGCCCAATATTCTCGCCAAGGTGGCGCATTTGCGTGCCATCCATGTAATCAGCTTCACTTCCAGACATATCAATCTCTTTCCACGGAACGGCCACGGGCATCCATGCGGCGGCGTCCTCAGGCGCAATAATGCTATCTCCGATGCTATCATTGACAACCCAGCCCGGCCCCAAATCTCTATCTTTGTAATCCGCCCAAGGGTCAAAATATGCGGATATTGGCGATCTTGTAGATCTATCCCAGATCAAAATAGCTGGCCCCCATCGCTGCCCGTATTGATTAAGCGGTGCGGTTTTCATATCCTGCCAATCACTGCTTTTCATATCAATCTCCATCATCCGGCTCCCACTTCGGGATAGCCTGTTGCTGCGTTTCCTCTACCGCTGGGGCAATCACGTTCATGGCAAAGCTGCCGTCTCCGCCTGCGCCTTCATCTTCACTGCCAATCTCCCCGCTCGTCTCAAGCCAGAACCTCGCCCCGTTGGACGCCTCCCTGACAGCAAGCGCCTCCTCCCACCATTCAGCAGCTCGGAGCCTTGCGCGTGAAAGAGCGTGAGACAACTCGTCCCCTCTCGTCCCCTCTCCATTGGCATACCGAACCAGTGTCCGCCGATCTATTCCGAGAGCGAGAGCCAGCCCAGAAATGGTTGGGGGCTTCATGTATTCCTCTTGCTCGTAAACCATTTCGCCATCGACTTTGCCGACAGGGACCATGCGAGTTGCCATCCTGCTGTCGAAATATGCGTCGATTGCGGTTTCGAGTTGTTCGAGACTGGAAATCGCTAAAGTGCCGCGCTTTGCCATAACACCCCCGAAAATTGCCCGTAGAGCGCCGTTAGGCCGTTTTGGCTACCCTGGGTCCAAAAAAAACGTCGAGCCACCCTGTGGCTAATATTTGGGGGGTCTGCGTCGATTTTCACCGCTTTGCCTCCCTTGCTCTTGCAGAAAGCGCGTTAATATCCGCCTGAACGTCGCTTGGAACCTTTGAGCGTCCCGACTGACCGCCATCGGCGGGCGGGGAGGGAGGGACGCGCTGGGCGGTATCGCCCGAAATTGCAGAACTGGCCCCGTGGTCTTGGTCTTGTTGTCTCCGTATGGTGGTCTTGGTCTTGTCCGTGGTCTTGTTGTCTCCTTGGTCTTTTTCTTTTCCTTGTATCGGTAGGTCTATCAATAGATCATTCGATAGCCCTATCAATAGCTCTATTTCCAGATCAAAGTCGTCGCCGCACAGCATTTCTTGCAGGTGCATTGACTTGACCAGCGTTGCCGCTTCCTGGAGAAACACACCCTTGGCCTCCACATTGTTGGCCCAACCGCTGGCGCGGTCATACATCGAAAGGACCAGCTCCACGGCCGCAGCGTCCCGAACTGGCGATGATGGCAGCGCGTCGTTGATGATCCGCAGCGGGCCAGCTAAATGCTTGCGGCTGGTGGGGGAGTTGAACTTGAAGAAATTGACGATCTGCACCAGCTCCTCCTCTGGATCATACCGGATCAGCTTGACCTCGGCCAATTCCTCAAAGGCAGCGCGAACCTCGGCCCCGTCGCGTTTCAACTCTAGCGCCGCGATTTCTGGCGAAACAATGAAAGCTCCGGCACTGTTGCCGTGGCTGGTGGTGTGCAGGTAAATGTAGGTCAGGCGGGCCAGATCGCTGTCGAGCTGGCGGAACCGCTTGGACCTCCAAACAGAGCTGGAGATAATCCCGAACTGACGCATAGCCTACACCTGGGCCTGCGTTACCGTGCGGGCCTCCAAATCTTCAACAAGCCCCATGATTGCCGCGCTGTTTTCCTTCAACAGATAAGGCGATCCCGCCGCCTGCCCCGCTTCCTTTTCGGTCAGCTTGGTCCCGCCGAGTAAAAAAATTCGGAAGGCTGCGCCTACAACAGTGGGCTTGAGGATCGCCACGCGAGCCTCAAGGCCGTCGATATTGATTGCGTTGCTCACTTGTCGTTCCCCTCGTGTCGCCCCGCCTCAAATTGCGGGCAGGCTATGGCGTCTGCGCCCCTGAATTGCTTGCCGTTCACCTTGCCGTGCAGCTTGACCAGATCGCAGCGACCCTTTTCTGGGTTCACCGTGTCGCCCGTGAAGTAAAAGCGGCAGGCGTCACAGTATTTTCCAAGCGCAGGCTCCGGCCATGTGATCTGTCCGGCCGTGTGCTTTGCCATGCGCTGCTCTAGTGGTGTTGTTACCTCGTGTCTCATTCCATATCTCCTGGACCTGCTGAAAACTGGTCCCAAAAATCCTCAACCACAGAGATCGCAGGCACGCCGTCCGCGTTGCCAATGCCATCAATGTCCGATGTGTTACCGCGATCATCCGCCACGCAGATTATATCGCGCTCCGGCAGCTCCTTAAGCCGTTCAATCAACTCTCCAACGGTCATTCTGTCGGAACCTTTCGTGCAAATTGGTCACGGCGCAGCGTCACCGCCTTGCCCTCCTGAACGTCCTCGCCCTCCTCGGCGTAGCGCATCGCCTGGACGCGGGATCGCGAAAGAACCGTGGTCAGGTATGCCGCCAAGCGATCCTCCACAGAGTGCGTGGCATGGCCGCCAAACTCCTCCATGATCCACTTTGCCACGCGCCCCTTAACAGGGATCGTCACAGTAAAACTTTCAGGAATGCTGGGCGCTGGCGACAGCTCGTCCTCGGCCGCGATCATCGCGTCAGTCAGGGATAAACCCCGATCCGCTTTGATTTTCTGGGCCAATTCAAGCACATCTTCGTCAGTATATTCAGCCATTTGGGGTGTCCTTTGTAAAAATTATGCACCACACCTAAAAAAAATTATTGACCCCGTAAAGAATAATCGTTATGACCTATGTTGTGGGCCGCAGCGCGGTCACGTTGAAGCCTCTTAAAAACGGAGAACAAGCATGATCCTTGAGAAGATTTACGAAGGCGTTGCCGACACTGAAAAAACCTTTGAGCTGATTAACCGCGGTTATTCGCCGGACGTGTTCAAGGCGGGCCAATGGTTTGAATGCCAGGAGGCAGAGTATTGGTATTTCCTAAAAGTTCTGCCGCCCATGGACTTCAAGCCTAACTGCTTTTCGATCTGTGAATTTTCAACCGGAACCCTCACCAATGCCTGGGCAAACTTCGACGGCCGTTACTTCTGCATGACAATCTTGCGCGAGAGCGCAGCGGACTTTGATGCGGCAATGCGGGCCTTGAGCAATGCAGTTTGATCTTTTTGACCAGGGCGCAGCGAGCCAATCAGGCTCCCGCCAAACCGACCTTGAAATGATTATCGCGGAGAAAACCATGAACGCATACGAACAAAAACAGGAAGCCAAGCGGGAGCGCCTGCTTGCGGCCGCAGATCGCGCAGACGAGCGGGCCGACGCGGCTTACCGCAAGTCGGACTTGCGCGAAGAAGTTTCAGGCATCCCATTTGGTCAGCCCATCATCATCGGCAGCTCTGGCGAAGCGCGGCACCGCGCAGCAATCAAACGGGCAGGTCAGGCGATGGATCGCAGCGTTGCAGAAAGCAAGAAAGCCGGATCGCTTCGAGCAAAGGCAGCGGCCGTTGGCACTGGCGGGATCAGCTCTGACGATCCAGACGCGGCCGAGAAGCTGCAAGCCAAGATCGACAAGGCCCAGCAGGCTCAAGATTTCATGAAGCGATCCAACAAGATCATCCGCAAGGCGGTAAA